CCAATTGTTGGCGACTCTGGCACTGCAACTAGGTCGATGGAAATCAGCCCATTGAGCATGATGCTGGCCGCACCGACAAACATTGCAGCGCGTGCTTACACATCTCAGCCGGCTGCCAACTTGGCAACAGGATTGCAGACTGGCATTGCACCAGGCACTGACTTGGCTACGCAAGAGTTTTTGAGGAGAATGCTGCCTGTAACTGGTGCATCTGGTTTTACCAGCCTTTTGAATCAGTAACTCGCACCATAAGGAACATCATGGCCCTGCTTGACGAAGAGTTGTTGCCATTCTTTGGCAACCCCAACATCCAGCGCCAAGGTGCAAGGGCCAGAGCCTTGGCCGCGCAGCGTGATGTCAATACACTGCCCGACCCGCGCACCTATGCTGCCATCTCCGGCCTGCTTGGCACTGCCCCTGATGAGATGGGGTTTAGTGTTCTGAATCCTCAGTATGAGTCGATCATGCAGACTGCCCGTCCGGCCTTTTATACCGGCACGGCCTTGGGTGTTGCTCCAGTTGTGGGGCTTGCTGGTAAGGTGGGGGCTAAAGTTCTCGGGCCAACGGCAGCGCGTATGACTGAGGGCTATTTGCAGCAGCAGGGGTTAATGCCTGGGGTTTTGCCACCTAAGCGCTTCCAGGGGCCGCGCCTAGAAGGCATGCCGGAAGCAGTTGATGTCGGTGGCCGCATGGAGCAGTTTGGCACTGATCAGCGCATCGTTGACATTGCCAAGCAGTACATGGCTGACAAGGGCATCACTTACAGTCCGCAAAAACCTTATGCAGAAGTTGATGTCAAGCGAGCAGAAAAAATTGCCAAAGAATATGCGGCAATGAAGCATGACCCCAATGATCCAAAAACAAAAAAAGCATACAAGGCTTTAGCCAAAGAAACTCAGGATCAGTACGAGCAGCTTTTAAAGGCGGGTTACAAGTTTGATTTCATTCGTGGTGCTGATCCATACGGCAACCCACGGAATGCAATTAACGATCTTGTAATGAACAAAAGAATGTCAGTGTTCCCCACCGAATCGGGCTTTGGATCATCAGCAGCCGACATAAGCGGAAATCCACTTTTGGCCAGATCGGACTTGAGAATTGCCAACGACCCGAATACGACATACAACGATCTTTTCCGCGCCGTCCATGATGTTTTTGGGCATGCCAAGTACGGCGTAGGATTTCGAGCTAGAGGCGAAGAAAACGCATTCCAGTCTCATGCTCGCATGTATTCACCAGAGGCATTGCCAGCAGCAGCGTCAGAGACGCGGGGCCAAAATAGCTGGGTCAACTACGGCCCATTTGGTGAGCGAAATCGAATTGCATCACCAGCAGACACAATTTATGCCGACCAGAAAACAGGGCTGATGCCAGCTTACACCTACCAAGAGGGTCTGCTAACAGACTGGGCCTGGCCGCAGGGGATTTACAAACCCTAAGCTGCGGTCAATGACATAAATTTCTGGGGTGCAATCTCTGCCAACAAAGACGATTGCATTCTGATTAAATTTTCGACCAAGTTGCTTGGCCTGATTAAGACTGACACCAAGCAGTAGTAAGCCATTTTCGTTTTTCCATTTACCACGGGGGCATCGGCCCAGCATTGGTAAAAACTGGACGCACATTGATTCAACCTCCTGAATCAGCTTCTCATGAAAACTCAGGTTTTCTTCATCAGAGCAAACTTTGCTGGCCGGATTAAATGCGGTGATGCAGGACGCTGACTGATGGTTTTTCTCAGAAAACAATCCCTCAATCTCAACACTCCTGATTCTTGGCTGCAATGTAAATTTGCCATCTACCTCAAACCTTGTATTCAAGTACGAGTCAATCAGTTGACTTGCAGCATCCATTACCTACTTACCCCAAAAAATGCCGCTGTCAGTGGGTCGATCTTGATCTTTCGATTCCTCTGACGGCGGCGTGCATTCAGAAAATCCTTATCGTCAGCGCTCATCTTGTGGCGCTTTTTACGCATACGCTCGGCGGCTGTGAACGACACCGGCCTTGGTGCATCCGGCTCACTACCCAGCGTCAGCAGGGCTGTGGTCATGTTGCCGGACTTCTCATAGCCATGCACCCGCACCACCCCAGCCTTGCGTAGTGCGCGAACATTGTCGTAAGCAGTGACCAAGGCGCAGGGCAGGCGCACAGCGATCTCGGCCACGCTCAACGGGCCAATGCTCAACAGCCGGATGATGCCGGCTCTATAGACCGGCTTTAGTCCGCGCATTATCTTGCAACCTGTTTTGCATCCGGCGGTTGTATTCGCGCTTGAGCATGATGCGAACCACCAGCGCCCGAGTGTGGGCGTCTGTCGGTATCGCATGGCCGTACACCTCTGGACTGAGCAAGTCGTCCATGAACTCAATGGCCGCCTCAAGCGCTGGCTCAAGGGCTGGATCGTTCACGCTGACCACCACGCCACCAGTGCCGCAGCCAAGCCGCAGCCGATCACCAAGCACAGCAGATAGTCCAAGGCTGCATCAGCGCGGTTGCTTAATTTGTTCATGTTGTCCCCCTTGAGTTAGTAGTGTCACGAAGTTTACAGCAAATAAAGAATATTGCAAAGTAGTCAATAATTTTAATTGTTAGATTAAAATCCACCTATGCAATCAGTACAAGACATCAGAGACAAGGCCAGAGAACACGGGATCAGGATGAATGCGGTCTGCCGTGAGGCTGGCATCCAGCAGCCGCAGGTGAGCCGCTGGATGTCTGGGTCTGTCAAGCCTCTGTGGGATTCAGTCAACCAACTTGAGCAGGCTTTGCTCAAGCTGATTGATCAAAAATCACCAGTCTGAGGACTCGGCGGCAGCGGCGGCTGGTGCAGCCGACTTGCCGATACCAAAGTCATCAGCGGCACTTGGCTTGGAGCCGCCCAGAGGCTGGCCCTTCTTGAACAACAAGATGTTGTTCAGGCCAAACGACACGCCATTGTTGCCAGCTTGGCTGTAGGCGTAGGCATTCAGGCTCACCCGCACATAGTCGCCACTGACAATATCGTCAGCGCCAATCAGGTCATTGCCGTGGGCGTCAATAGCACCAGGCTTGGCGGTGCTTTTGACATTGCAAAAGAAGTGGCCGGCGTACTCTTTGCCCAATGGACTGCCGTCTGTCTTGGTTTCAGTGTCGCCATCACGCAGGGGGTTGCGGATGTTTTTCGGCACTTTGTCCCCAAACTTGGCGACCAACGCCTCTTTAGCTGCTGCCTTCAAAGCGGCCAGCGTTTCTTTGTCCCCCTTTGGGATCAGGATCTGAGTGGAGAACTCATCCTTGCCATTCATTTCATTTTTGCGGGATTGCAAGCCTGAGAAGTAGGAGGTGCGCACCTCGCCGGTTGTGACTCTTGTAGACATTTGATCGTTTCCTTTTGGTTGATCGTTTTCAGGTTTTCAGCCTGACCAAGGCGGCCAGACAATTGCACTTTAGCACAAATAAATGTTGCAAGTGTTTTTTCTTTGAGCCACAATCAAGATTCCATAAACCGCTGAAAACGAGGAAAACGATGAAACTGTTCCCCCACCAAGAAGAGGCCAAGCAATTCCTGCTGGACAAGAGGCGAGCCATCCTTGCCGACCAGCCGAGGGTGGGCAAGACCCTGCCGGCGGCAGCGGCGGCTCTCGATCACCTGCCGGCCATCGTTGTCTGCCCAGCCATTGCCAAGACTGTCTGGGAGGCGGCCTTCACCAAGCTCGACCCGTCAGTGCCAGTCAAAGTCATCACCGGCAAGAAGCAGGCGGCAGAGATTATTTGCTCTGGCGTGACCATCGTGAACTACGACATTTTATCCAGTGTCACGGCTTTTACAGGAATTAAAACTGTGGTCTTTGACGAGTGCCACCGCCTCAAAAACAACAAGGCCATCCGCACCAAAGCCGCCATGCTGATGATGAAGAGAATTGATCGGGTCTATGCCCTGTCCGGCACGCCCATCCCCAACCGGCCCATCGAACTCTGGCCGATCCTCCACGGGCTGGGCATTTACAGGGGCGGCTGGTTTGACTTTGCCGCACGCTACGCCAAGATGTGGAGTGCGCCTTGGGGGATGGATGTCAGCGGTGCATCCAACATCCCCGAATTGAAAGCACTGATGCGCCCCCATGTCCTGCGCCGGAAGAAGGAAGACATTTTCATGGACTACAAAGAGCCACAGGTGAGCTTGGTGACCTTTGACCTGCCCGTAGACAAGCGTGAGCAGCAGTTTGATGCCGATGCCTTGGTGGCCAATCCAAACGCTCTAATGGCCTTTGAGGGGCTGGCTGAGATCATGCGTGAGGCAGGCATGCGCAAGATCAAGGCGGCATCCGAATTCATCAGCGACCTGCTGCAATCCGGTGAGCCTGTGGTGGTGTTCGCGCACCACAAGGATGTGGTGTTTGGGCTGGTCGAGGAACTCAAAGACCACAAGCCGGTGGTGGTGGTGGGCGACACGCCGAGTGCCAAGCGTACAGAGAACATTGCGGCATTCCAGTCTGGCGCCACCAAAGTGATTGTGGGCAACATTGCTGCCATGAGTGAAGGGGTTGACCTGAGTGCTGCCGACACCATCGTCTTTGTCGAATGCACATGGTCAACCTCTGCGCTGGAGCAGGCATCCAGCAGGGTGGAGAACATCAACAAGTCAGGCATCAAGCCGGTGATCTACCTGCTGACGATCAGGGCATCACTTGACCACAATGTGCTGGCGAAGGTGCTGAAAAAGCAGAATATCGTGAATCAGATCATCTAAGGGTAAACACCTACGAAATAGTTGAAAAAAGACTTGCCGTTACCGGAAACTATGATATAATAGATACATCAACAACAGGAGAGCAACGAAATGAACAAGACAAAATTTTGCATAACAGTTACTGCCCAAGACGGCAAAACAAAAATCATTGAGCTAACGCTTGAAGAGTACCTGGCCCTTGAGAGAGCCATGCAGTGGCCGGAGGACTTGGCTGCATGGGATCGGCTCAACACCCCGATCAATGGCTCTGAGCTTGGCATCCCACTGTAAGGAGAACACCATGAGAGCAATCATTAAAGCAGCCTTGGCAATTGACGAATTGGCTTACGACCTTGAGAACATTTCTGCTGACGACAAAAAGCAGATCGAGGACTACACCGATGTCGAAATTGTAAAAGAAGCTGAATATGTTTTAAGTCTGTTTGTTGATCCAAATGAAACGCATTGGAACGCTGAGGATTTGCGCGGTGAGAACGGGCCAAAGCAAAAAGTTTGGGCAACGGGTCAAGTACGCAAGCTCAAGGCGCTCATCAAGAAATTCACAGCATGACCGCCACCACCCCGACCACAATGTGCTGGCGAAGGTGCTGAAGAAGCAGAACATTGTGAATCAGATTATCTAAGGGTTTGTCCCTAGTTTATGCGTTACCGGAAACAGTGCTAGAATTCAATCATCAACAACAGGAGAGCAGCATGACGCCAAAAAAAGAAATTGAATATGAGGACTGGTTTCAGGGTGGCATTCGCCCAGAGTCAAAGGTTAAGTTTTCTGAAAGCACCACCTACCTTGTGCTTCTCATCTCTTGCGTAATCGCCAACTTCACTGTCTTGGTGATGTACTTGATGGGCTGACCATGACCACCACACCCACACAACGAGTGGCTGCACTGCGCCAGCGCCGAAAGAATGCTGGCTTGGTGCGGGTCGAGTACTACCTCACCAAGCCGCAGGCCGAGAAGGTCAAGGCACTCATCACCAAGTTAACTAAGGAACAACATGCAGCACACTGACCGCAAACACGCCCGTCTCTCGGCATCCCGCATGGACAGGGTGATGAGTTGCCCAGGCTCTTACCGGCTGGAAAGCAAGATGCCTTATGAGCCAGCCGGTGAGGCGGCTGCCATCGGCACGGCCATCCATGAGCTTTCCGAGCGCATCCTGCGGGGCGAGGCGGTCAACCCCAAAGACCACCCAGACGATCACTTTGACATGGCCAACGAGTACGCCACCTTTATCAATACGCTGGTGGAAAACCCCAGAAAGCGCATGATCGAGGTCAATGTTGACGCAGGTCTAAAGACGCTGCACCAATCCCTCGGCGGCACTGCTGACGCCGTGCTGGTTGATGGCGACCACCTTCATGTCATCGACCTTAAGACCGGAAGGGTGCTGGTCGAGGCCGAGGACAACAAGCAGATGCTGACCTACGCGCTGGGCGTCATGCGCATGTTGAATGCGCCTGCATCCATCCAATGCACCATGCACATCTTCCAGCCCCGTGCCGGCCACAGCAAGTGGACAGTCTCAGGCACTCACCTGATCTCGCACGGCCACGACCTGCTGGCCGCTGCCACCCTCGCGCTGACCGATGACGCACCGACCAACCCATCCACCAGCGCTTGCAGATACTGCAAGGCCAAACCCATCTGCCCAAGCAT